TTTATACCGCCACCCAACGGATTGACCGTGAGCGGTTTTTAGGGGCTAGGGCAACGGATACTCAAGCACTGCAATGGCCGCGTACTGGCGTGCGAAAGCCAGATACCTACGTCAATACGTACGCCACTGGCTTTCCTTTCCGCATCTCTGACGATTACTTCACTGATGAAGAAGTCCCGGAGCAGGTGAGAAAGGCTCAAGTTGTCCTTGCTGTCTACCTCAACAACAACAAAGACGGCATTGGACTGAGCGGCCTTGAAGATTTCAAAAACGTTCAGATCGGCAGCTTGAATGTAACGCCAGACAAGACAGGGGCCGTAGGCGCTGATAGGGTGCCGCCAATTTTTGAACGATACCTAACGGGTCTTAGAATTAGCGGACCAGGCAACATCGCTATCAAACGGAGCTGACCATGTACCCAGACACTTCAGGCGGCTTCGAGTTTGTCTCTGACACTGCTGCGCATACCGGCAGGTTCAGCATGATCTACTTCAAAGAAGACTCAGAGATCAATGCAATCACGGTCCAAAACGCAACCGGTAACAGCCTTGCTGGTGAGACCTTTGTGGCTGACACCTACATCTGCGGAATCATCACAAGCATCACGCTGACTAGCGGTGCTTGCCTTGCCTATCGCCTCTGATGGCCCTTGTTGACTCCTTAAAAAAAGTGTCAAGCAAGGTCATTACCAAGTTTGGTGGTGATGTGACGGTGCGCATTGTCACTGCCGGTGCTTATGACACTTCAGATGGCACGATCTCAGAAACTGAAAGCGACACGACCATTAAGGGCATCCTTGAGGATGTGAGTCTGCGCGAGGTCAACGAGCTGGTGCAGGCTGGTGATAAGCGTTTAACGGTCGCCGCCGATGACCTTACGACTGCCCCTGAAACTAAGGATCGCGTCGTTATTAGCAGCGTTGTTCATCAAATCATCCGTGTGGACACAACGGAACAGGACAATACTGCGATCACTTTTGAGCTGATCCTGAGGGCGTAATCGTGAAGATTGACTTTGGCGATTTTGTAGAAGAGGTTGCCGAGGCTGTCGTCAAAGAGGCCACGATCGATCTTCATTCAAAGCTGAAGTTGTACGAGGCAGCATCTAGGGGCGGTTTAGGCACACCTGTTGATTCGGGCGTGCTGATTGGCAACTGGCAGATGACCCTGGACAACCCAAGACAAGGTCGCGTGTTCAACAACACGGTGTATGCAGGGCCGGTCATTACGGGCGAAAACCTGCCGTCGTCTTGGGGCGGTAAATACAGAACACGGCAGGGCACGCAAGTGAATTACCACGAATCAATCCTTGAAGAGGTCGCCGACAAAGACATGCCTAAAATTGTCAGTAGGGCCGTCCGGAGACTTGGCTAATGGCCGCTGCTGACCTCAACGCAATCCGGGCGACGATCGAGGGCAGGCTTGCCACAGAGCTTGCAGGCAGCCCTGCCTTGCCGGTGGTGTTTAACAACATGGCGTATGAGCCGACGCCAAATAGCTCTTGGGTGCAATGCCTGACCGCCTTTGGGGCTAACGAATACCTAGGCCATGGTCTAACGACTAGCGGCTACAACCGAATCGTTGGGTTGACCCTGATCAATATTTTCACGCCTAAAGGAGCAGGCCCTGGGGCAAACCTTGTCATTGGAAAACGCATCCGAGACCTTTACAATAGGGTCATCGTGTCGGGGGTTTTCTTCGACGCACCAACAGGTCCAGAGGCACTGGCTTCACCAGCTCCCGAGGGCTACTTTCAAACCCAGGTCCGTGTGACCTTTGAATTTATCGAGGAACTCTGACCATGGCCATCATCCGTGGAGAACAAGGCTCAGTTGAGTTTGAGACCGGCAGCGGCACTCTTGCCACTGTGGTTGGTACCCGCAGCTGGAGCCTTTCAATCACCAAAGAAACGTTGGATGTCACCGACCATGGTGATACGTTTCGCAGCTTCGTCGGCAGCCTGGTAAGCGGTTCTGGCACCGTTGAGCTGGTTTACGACCCCGACGCCACTGGTCAGGCCGGCATGATTGAGGATGTCATCAAAACTGCCGATGCAGTTGACGCCAGTTTTGAGCTGTTCACAACTGGGAACACAAATGGCACCGATTCAGTGTCTTTTGCAGGCATCATCACTGACATGGAAATCACCTCAACTGTTGGTGAGCTAGTCGTTGCTACCTGCAATTTCATCACTTCTGGTGCCATCACTTCTAACCTTGAGTGATGAGGCTATAGTTTTGGTGACAAATGTGTCGCCTAAATGCCTGCTGGTAATCGCACTGTTGATTTGCTGGTTGGGGCCTTTGACCTCAACCAGCGCCGCAAGTTTGAACTGAAGAACGCGGAAGGCAAAAAGATCATTGATCTGTACTTCAAACCGATCACCCGCGCCGACCGTAAAAAAGCACAGCAGTTGTCTGGCACTGATGAGGCACTAGACATCAGCACCAACATGCTTTGCCAAATTGCAGAGCTTGAGGATGGCACTAAGGCTTTTGCTGCTGCGGATGCGAACAAGCTCCAGCGCCAGCTGCCTGAGTCTGTACTGAATGAGATCGAACTGTTCTTGTTCGGGCTTGGTGATGATGCCGACCTTGAAGACGCAAAAAACGACTGAAGCAGGACAAGTGGACGTTCTTTGAGTTCCACCTGGCCTGCGAACTAGGCATGACAGTCAGCAGGCTTCGCACGGAGTTGACCGATGCGGAGCTTGTGCATTTTGCTGCGTACTACGAACTGAAGTCAGATATGGAAGAGCAAGCGATGCAGCGCGCAAAGCAAAGGCGGCGGTAGTATTGACTTATTGCTGAGCAGCCGTGGCAAAGGACGTAACCCTGCTGATCAAGCTGAACGATCAGGCAAGCGGCAAGATCAGCAAGATCACGAACAGCACTAAGCGATTAGAGCAGGCTGCGAACGGAGCTACAAACAGCATACGGCGCACAAACAGAGGGATCAGGAACACAGGCAAAGTTTCAGAGAGAGCCGCAAAAAGCGTTAATAAGCTCGGCAAAGCTGTCCGTGGTCTTGTTCTGGGATTTGGCGCTTTTCAGGCGGGTAAGTTCGTTATCTTCAAAACAGCAGAGCTTGAAAAGCAAACTAAAAGCTTAGAGGTGCTTACCGGGTCGCTTGGCAATGCACGAACAATCATCAAAGAGCTGCAGCAGTTCGGCGCTGTCACCCCATTTAGCAGTTCTGAGCTGATCGAGGCGGCAAAGCGGCTAAAAGCCTTTGGCGTTGAGACAGAGGATGTCGTTGATGTCACTAAGCGGCTCGCTGACGTTGCAGGTGCTACGGGTGCCGATCTTGGCGGTATTACAACTGCATTCGGTCAAATCCAAGCAAAGGGCAGGCTGCAGGGAGAAGAACTGCTGCAACTGCAGGAGCGTGGCGTCAACCTCCAAGAGCAACTGCGTAAACAGTATGGGTTGACGGCTGATGAGTTCCAAAAAGCTCTTGAGCAAGGGCGATTCGGAGCAGATGCTGTTCGATTTGCTCTTGTTGAGCTGACTGAAGAAGGGGGCAAATATGCAGGGGGCGCAATCGCTCAGTCTGAAACGCTGGCCGGCAAATTTAGTACCCTGATCGACAACGTAGAAAGGCTAGCGACAAAAATCGGGCAAAGGTTGCAGCCGATTTTGGACTTTGTTCTTGACACATCAATCGCGATTGTTGATGCGATTAACAAGGCACTAGCTGGGCCTGATTACGCAACAGCAACAGCACGCCTGAAAACTGTTGCTGAAGAAATCAAGGAAACGCAAACCAATATCAAAAACATTGAGGCAGCAGGCATAACTCTCACAACCCCCGGCCTGCAAATACGTGATTTAGAAGGCAACGTAATCCCTCAAACAACCGTCTCACCACTTGCAACTGAACAAGGGATTCTTGCCCGACTGCAGGGTGAGAGAACATTCCTTGAGGGCCGGATCAAAGAACTAGAAAAAGGGTTCATGACAGTTGATGAGCCCACAGCAAGGCCGACAGAGCCGCCAGCGCTAAGAGATCCACGCGGCGGCGGCGGCGGCACAACCCCAGAAGAAAGAGCTGCAGAAGCATTGCAACGTCAACAACAACAAGCAAAACAACTTGTTCATTCCTTGAAGCAGCAGGCCCTGCTGTCAGGTGACATCACTGATGAACAGCGTGCAGGACTGAAACATGCAATAGCAAAAATGGACCTCAGAAGGCAGTTTCCACTGCTGGCTGAAGACGAGTTGCAGGTATTGCGAGATCAGTTGGATGTAAATTTTGATTTAGAGAAAAAAGACAAAGCAAGAATTGAAGCGGCCAAGGCACTGCAACGTGAACAGGAAAAGCAGAAGCAGCTAGCAGCAGAAATCGGCCAAACAATTGAGCAGGGCATAACAGGCGCAATCATGGGTGCGATCCAAGGCACACAAAGCCTGAGCCAATCGCTGTCCGGCATCCTCAACCAGCTTGCACAAATTGCCCTTAAGCAAAGCCTTGGAAGCTTTGGGTTTGGTGGCGGTGACGCTAGTGGGCTGTTTGGGGCGATAGCCGGCATCTTTGGAGGCGGTGGCGGTGCGAGTACGGCAGGCCCTGGCGGATTTACACTTCCAGCAGGTGCAATGCCAAAATTTAGAGCGTTTGCCAACGGTGGTCGCCCTCCAGTCGGTAGAGCCTCTCTTGTAGGGGAACGCGGCCCCGAGTTATTCGTACCACGATCTTCTGGAACGATTGTTCCGAACCATGCTTTAGGCGGCAGCGCTAGTGTGACTGTGAACGTTGATGCTTCTGGCTCTTCTGTTGAAAGTGACGCTGATCAGGCTTCACAACTTGGCAGGGCAATCGGCTTTGCTGTGCAGCAAGAGCTAGTGAAGCAGAAACGTCCTGGCGGTCTCCTCGCAAGCTAATGGCAACTTTCCCGTCAATCACACCAACGTATGGGCTCCAAAAGAACAGCGCACCCAACGTTCGCAAGGTGCAGTTCGGTGATGGTTACGAAGCTAGGCTGACTTATGGCTTGAACCAGAACCCCAAGGTTTTTAGCCTGACGTTTGAGGTGTCAGAGACTGATGCTGACACCATTGAGACGTTCTTAGATGCACGAGCAGCGGACAATGCCAACTTTGATTTCACTCCCCCTGGCGAAGGTAGTGCCTCAAAGTTTGTTTGTGAAAACTGGAGCAAGTCAATCCCATACTTGAACCGGGCCAAAATACAGGCAACATTCCGCCAAGTCTTTGAACCGTAATGGCAGTAGCAGCTTGGGCAGCCAGCACGTCGTTTTCTGTTGGTCAAATCCGACGTGCCACAACTGAGCAGGCATCTGGCCTGTTTTTTCGATGCACAACAGCTGGAACTTCAGCGTCGTCTGAACCCAGCTGGCCAACAGATATTGGCAGCACGGTCACCGACAACACCTGTGTCTGGACGGCTATTGCTTCTGCGTATGAAGAGCTAGCAAAGCTCAACCCCAGCGCAATCATCGAGCTGTTTGAGGTTCACTTAGATAACACGTTGCACGGCAGCACAGACGTTTATCGCTTCCATGCCGGTGCAAATGCAGACGTCGACGGCAACGTTGTTTTCAATGGCAACACCTACACCCGCATTCCGGTCAAGGCAGAGGGCTTCGAGTTCTCAAATACTGGAACTTTGCCTCGCCCAACCCTGACGATCAGCAACCAAGACGGCACAATGACCACGCTTCTTGTGCTGGTTAATGCCACTACTGCAGGCAATGACCTTGGCGGTGCAGAAGTGCGCCGGATCCGAACATTGAAGAAGTTCTTGGACGGCGAGTCAGCTGCTGACCCAAACGCCAAGTTCCCTGACGAGCGTTGGTATGTGGACCGAAAAGCCAATGAGTCAAGGGACAGTGTGACGTTTGAGCTGGCCAGTAAATTTGACCTTGCGGGCCAAAAACTGCCAAAGCGTCAGATCGTAGCCAACGTCTGTCAGTGGGTGTATCGCAGCACAGAGTGCAGCTACACGGGCACTGATTATTACGACGTGAATGGTAATGAAGTCAGCACGGCAGCAGCTGATGTCTGCGGCAAGCGTGTGGAAAGCTGCAAGCTGCGGTTCGGCAACACTGCTCAGCTGCCGTTTGGATCATTCCCTGGGGCCGGTCTAACCAAGTGATGAAGCTCACAGCAACGATGCAGGCAGAAATCCTGCAGCAGGCAAAAGATGAGTTCCCCCGTGAAAGCTGCGGCTTGATTGCTGTTGTCAAAGGGCGTCGGCGTTACTTTCCATGCCGCAACATTGCTGAAACACCTGATGAGCACTTTGTTCTTGATGGCTGGAACGAAGTGGAGGACAAGGGCGAGGTAGTTGCTGTTGTCCACAGCCACCCCAAGACCAACCCGGCCCCATCACCTGCTGATCGTGTTGCGTGTGAGAATTCAGGTCTGCCCTGGTTCATCGTCAATCCAAACACTGAAGGCTGGGGCTACTGCGAGCCTGATGGCTTTGTGCTGCCGTATGTAGGCCGTGAGTTTGTCCACGGTGTTGTGGACTGCTACAGCCTTTGCCGTGATTGGTACGCAAGAGAGTGGGGTTTGCAGCTGCATGATTATGACCGCCGAGATCAATGGTGGGACCACGGTGAGAACTTATATCTTGAGAACTTTCAAAAAGAAGGGTTCCATAAGATCCCTGTTGAGGAGCTGCAACCCGGTGATGCGTTGTTGATGCACTTGGTTTCACCTGTCCCGAACCATGCTGCGATCTACCTAGGTGATTCACAGATCTTGCATCATGTCCAGGGGAGGCTGTCCAGCAGGGATGTTTACACCCTTGGCAGCAGTTACTATGGCAAGAGCACCGCTTGCGCCTTGAGGCATGAAAGTCGTTAAGGTCTATGGCGCACTCCGCAAGCGATTAGGCCAATGCCGGTTTGAGTTCGATGTAACGACCCCAGCGCAAGCAATCAAGGCCTTATGCGTCAACTTCCCAGGTCTTGATAAGTGGTTGATTGACAGCGAAAAAGACGGTGTTGGCTATCGCGTAGCTATAAGCAAAGAAAAAATTACTAGGGAGAATGCCGCTCCTTTGCTAATGCCTTTTGGCAGCAGTGAGGTTTTTAGTATTACCCCTGTTGTTGCTGGTGCAGGGCGTGGAGGCTTCCAAATTTTTGCAGGGCTTGGATTGATAGCTGCTTCAGTTTTTATTCCTGGGCTTGGCCTGGGCTTGGCTGGTGCAACTGTGACAAAGGTTGGATTGTTTGGCGGGGCTTTGCTCTTAGGGGGCATCTCTCAAGCCCTAGCACCGCAGCCAGAAGTTCCTTCTGTTGAACAATCAGCGCAGTTTGAATCGTTTACGTTTTCAAACGTTGTCAACACCTCAAGGCAGGGTTTGCCAGTACCGATAGCTTATGGGCGATTATTTGTTGGCTCGGCGGTTCTTTCAAGTGGCCTTGACGTTGATCAACTTCAGACATGACGCAAGCTAAATATGTTGCTGGTGCTGGCGGCGGCGGTGGTGGTTGCTTCACTGGTGAAACGCTAGTTTCCACGCCGGAAGGTCAGGTTCGCATTGACGAACTGAAGGAGGGCAGCGAAGTAATCAGCTTCGACGACAAGGGGAACACCCATGTCGCAAAGGTGTTGAAAGTTCATGTTCATAAAAACGAGCAAGTTTTTCGGTACGGCTTTTGGGGGGATGAGTTTATAGATGCAACACCAAACCACTGGGTTCTAAATCAGTACAACGCCTTTGTAGCGATTGGGAGCCTTGGTTTTGATGATTGCCTAATTGATGTCATGGGCCATCTCAGGCCAATGATGAGTCGGAAGAACATTGGAACGGCTACCGTTTACAACTTGACGGTAGAGCGGCAACACACCTTCATCGCTAACAATATCCGTGTTCACAATGCTGGCATCGGCCAACGGATTGCTGGCGCTGGCGGTGGTGGTCGCAAAAGTGGAGGCGGCAGCAGCCATACACCAACAGAAGCTGATGACACACTGCAGTCAGTGCAGTTTGCCACTGTTCTCGACCTAATCAGCGAAGGTGAGATTGAAGGCCTAGAAAACGGAAACAAGAGCATTTTTTTGCAGGATACGCCTGTTGAAAACGCTGATGGCTCAAACAATTTCAACAATTTTTCTGTCAGCACACGCAATGGAACGCAAACACAAACTCATATTTCTGGTGACTTTCGTTCAACACTGTCTGAGCAGCAAGTGGATGCTGAAGTTACAAATGGCAGCCCAATTACAAGATCAATTACTGACACCGATGTAGACAGAATTCGTGTGACTTTGACCATTCCTTCTCTCAGGATTGTTGAAGATGATGGCGATATTACTGGTCATTCAGTCAGGATCAAGTTTCAAGTTCAGTACAACGGCGGTGGCTATAACGACGTAATTGATGACACAATCAGGGGCAAAAGCAGCGCAAGGTATCAGCGTGACTACATGATTACACTTAGCGGCGCTTTTCCTGTTGATATACGGATGGTGCGTGTAAGTGCTGATGAGTCCAGCACACGCCGATCTAGCTCCACTTTTTTCACTTCTTATACCGAGATTATTGATGAGAAGTTCCGTTATCCAAACTCAGCATTAGTCGGCTTAAGGTTTGACTCCCGTCAGTTTTCTAGCGTCCCAAGCAGAAAATATCTGATCCGTGGAATCAAGGTCAAAATTCCAAGCAATGCAACCGTAGACACTACAACTCATCTTGGCAGGATCACTTATTCCGGTGTTTGGGATGGAACCTTTTCTGCTGCAACTTGGACTAATGATCCGGCATGGTGTTTATACGATTTGCTGATTAACACTCGTTATGGGGCAGGTGTGCCAGAAGACACGCTTGACCGTTATGACTTTTTTGCAGTCAGTCAATACTGCAACGCCCTCGTTGATGACGGCAAGGGCGGTCAAGAGCCAAGGTTCAGCCTCAACATGCTTATCAATAGCCGTGATGAGGTTTTCAACGTTATCAAGCAGCTGACTGCTGTTTTTCGTGGCATTGCCTATTACGGTTCTGGGTCGTTGGTTTTGCTGCAGGATAAGCCGACTGATGCTCAATACTTACTCGGCCCTGCAAACGTTGTTAACGGTGTGTTTTCCTATTCAGGTACTGCACAAAAGGCACGTCACACCGTGGCCGTGGTGGGGTGGCAATCTTATGACACCCGTGGGGACACTGAATATGAGTATGTTGAAGACCATGATGCAGTCGCCAAGTACGGCATCATTAAAAAAGACATAAAAGCCGTCGGCACTTATAGCCAAGGGCAGGCGCATCGTCTTGGTAAATGGACATTGCTGTCTGAGCAGAACCTGACTGAAACCTGCGACTTTTCAGTTGCCATTGAGAGCGGAATTATTCTTCGACCTGGGATGGTTGTTGACATCGCTGATCCAATGCGTGGTGGAACGCGCAGAAGCGGTCGAGTCAGTTCTGCAACTACAGAAAACATTACAGTTGACAGTGACACAGATCTATCAGTCGACTTAGATAATTCACCGACTATTTCGGTATTAATGCCGACTGGTTTGGTTGAGACAAAAAACATTAACAGCATTGAAGGTAGGCAAATTAACTTTGCAGGCACCTTGAGTGAGGCACCCAATGCTGGTGCCGTTTATTTAATCCAGACTTCAGACATTGAGTCTCAGCAATTCCGTGTCTTATCAGTAGAAGAGTCTGGTGATGGCGTATATAGCGTCAGTGCTGTTGCTTACAATGAATCAATATATAACGCTATTGAGCAAGACGTTTCGCTGACTACGCGGGACATCACCAATATAACGGCCACCCCTGAAACCCCAGAAAACCTAACAGGAAATGAGTTTTTATATCAAGAGGGCCAAACGGTTCATACTGGCTTTGACCTGAGTTGGAGCCACAACCGAATCAACGTTAGTGATTTCCTTGTTGAGTACAAAATAGACAATGACAACTTCACAGAACTGATCAGTTCATCTCCGTCAGTGACGCTTAGGGCGCTGCGTGCCGGAACGTTGACCGTACAGGTTCTGGCCAGGAATTATCTACGCAATCAAAGCACTGTCGCTGAGGCGACATTTACCCTTGTAGGCAAAACGGCAGTGCCTGGCGATGTTCAGAATTTGTCGATTGAAGCAATCAGCGCCAATAGTGCTCGCCTGCGCTGGGATAAGACTGTTGACCTTGACGTGAAGGTGAATGGCCTTGTTCACATCAAGCACAGCAACCTGACCGATGGAACGGCAACCTGGCCCAACTCTGTTGATCTGATTCCTGCTGTTGCTGGTAACTCGACTGAAGCCATTGTTCCGTTGGTCGCTGGTGAGATATTCGCCAAGTTTGAGGACGACTTAGGCAACAAGAGTGCGAACGCTACCAGCGTCATCATGCAGTTCCCAGACACTCTGGGACGACTTGCGGTCCAAACCCGCAGAGAAGACCTCGACAGCCCACCTTTCCAAGGAACTAAGACCGATTGCTTCTATGACGAGGACTTAGACGCGCTGATTATCGATGGTGACGAGCAGTTTGATGATCAAGCCGAAGTTGATACGATCAGTTCTTTTGACACGCTTGGCGACATTCTGTCTTCTGCTGAATATCAGTTTGCAAATGCTCTTGATCTTGGCGCACGATTCTCGCTGGATATTCAGCGCCGATTCGTTACTAGAGCTTTCTTCCCCAATGACCTAATCGACTCCCGCACAGCCAACGTTGACACCTGGAACGATTTTGACGGTACAGAAGCTGATGCAGTGAACGCCAAGCTGTATTTCAGGAGCACCAACGACGATCCGTCAGGCTCCCCAACTTACGGCGCATGGCGGGAGTTTATTTCTGGAACGTTTGAAGCTAGGGCGTTCCAGTTCAAAGCAGAGCTGAGCAGCTCCGATGTTGCGCAGAACATTCTGATTGACGAGCTGGGCTACGAAGCGACGTTCCAGCGTCGTCAAGAAAACAGCAACGGCACCATCGCCTCAGGCACCAGCACTAAGAGCGTGACCTTCGACAAGGCGTTTTTCGTTGGCACAGCATCGCTTGGTGGATCAAACGCTTATCTGCCGAGCGTTGCGGTAACGGTTCAAAACCTCGGCAACGGCGAGCGGCTAAACGTCAGCAATGTCAGTGCTACTGGCTTTGACGTGGACATCCTGAATAGCAGTAACTCCCCTGTAAACAGGAACTTCACCTATGCGGCTGTGGGCTATGGCAAGGCGGTTTAACATAGAAGCAATGTTGTCCAAAACGGGCTGAGGCATGGCTACTCACGACTATGTAATCGCGAACGGCACGGGAAGCGCTGTCCGTTCTGATTTAAACAATGCCCTAGCGGCGATCGTTAGCCAGAACAGCTCCAGCTCAGAGCCTGGCACGACCTACGCATATCAAATCTGGGTTGACACCAACACCAACACCATCAAGCTGCGGAACAGCGCCGACAACGCATGGCTTGAGGTTGGGACCACGACGGGCGGCACCATATCGGTTATTGATGCACTCAGCAACGGACTTACTGTAGGCAGGGGCTTAGGCAGCGTTGACACTAATACGGCTGTTGGCATTGATGCATTAGATGCAAACACTTCAGGTGCAGACAACACCGCTATCGGCAATCACGCACTGACGGACTGCACAGAGGGGCTCAGGAACACTGCCGTTGGTTCTAGAGTCCTTGCTAATTGCACTACAGGTGATAACAACGTTGGAATGGGAGCTGATGCTCTTACAGCGACAACCACTGGAGGCAACAATATAGGAATTGGATTTGATGCACTTACCACAAATACAACAGGTAATAACAACGTTGCTATTGGAGATTCTGCTCTAGAAACTTCACAAACTGCAAGTAACAATACAGCGGTAGGCGCTGACGCCTTAAAAGTAAACGGTGGCGGCACGCGAAACGTTGCTGTTGGTCAAGCTGCGCTTGACGCAAATACTTCTGGCGATGACAATACTGCACTCGGACAAAATGCGTTAGGCGCTAACACCACTGCCCACGACAATACGGGGGTTGGTACGAGTGCTTTAGAAGCCAATACCACTGGCACGAGCAACACTGCTGTTGGCAAAGATGCCATGCAGGACACCACTACAGGCTCTCAAAATGTTGCTGTTGGTTATCAAGCTCTAGAAAAAAACACTACTGCAAGCAATAACACTGCCGTTGGCAATTCAGCGCTGAAGGAAAACACTACTGGCACAAGAAATACGGCAGTAGGTTCTGCCGCTTTAGATGCAATCACAACTGGAACTAACTGTACTGCTGTTGGTCATGATGCTCTTACGGCTAACACTGCCTCAAGCAATACGGCTGTTGGCACAAGAGCCGCAGACGCTAATACCTCAGGTACAGGCATTGTGGCTATCGGTGAGCACACCCTCGGAGCTAATACAACAGGAGACCGAAATACTGCGGTTGGAAATTCTGCATTAGGCGCTAACACCACCGCTAACGACAACACTGCTGTTGGCTTCGCTGCACTAGAAAACAGTACCACTGGATCACAAAACGTGGCTATTGGTGGAGATGCTCTTGAGGCAAATACCACTGGCTCTGACTTGACCTGTATTGGCTATGAAAGCCTGACCAATAACACAACTGGCGGTTCAAATACTGCGCTCGGCCATCGGGCGATGCAGAAAAATACTACAGGAAATAGTTGTGCAGCTGGTGGTAGAGAAGCGCTTCGTGAAAACACCACTGGCGTAGAAAACACCGCATTTGGTGCATTTTGCCTTGATGCAAATACAACTGCAAGCAGCAATACTGCTTGTGGTTATGCGTCGATGACCTCAAATACAGAGGGATTTCAAAACACAGCTATCGGTGCAGATTCACTTAGACAAAATACAACAGGAGACAATAATGTAGCTGTCGGATATGGTGCGTTGTATAACCAAACAACAGCTGACGCTAATACCGCCGTTGGTAGAGATGCACTAAACGACAACACTACTGGTAATCAAAACGTAGCTGTTGGCGCATTTGCTGCCGACGCAGTAACAACAGCTGTTGAAATCACTGCTATCGGCTCCCAAGCCCTAACAGATTGTACAACTGGTGGCAGCAATACAGCCGTTGGAAGAAACGCATTACATGCAGTTACAACGGGCAATCAGAATACTGCTTGTGGTGAAGCATCTGGAGCACAAATAACAACAGGCGCTAATAATCTTTTGCTTGGCAAAAATGCAGGTTCATCTGCCTCCCCGTCAGGGTCTATTCAGACAGGCAGCAACAATGTTGTTCTCGGTAATAACAATACGACTGACCTTTATTGCGCTGATACATCAATCTCATCGTCAGATAAGCGCGATAAAGCTGACATCACAAACTTCACGCACGGTCTTGATTGGATCAATCAAATGCAGCCCGTCACCTACCGATGGGATCGCCGCTCTTGGTATCTGAACGATCCTAATGGCGACATTCTTTCAGTCACTCCTGATGGCAGCCGCAAGCGCCAGCGGATCAATCTTGGCCTTTTGGCTCAGGATGTTCTTGAAATAGAAACTGCGGATGGTTACTCGACTGACCGTGACTCGCAGCTAATCGTCAATCAAACAGAAGATGAAAAATCTTATGGAATCAAATACGAACGCATCGTTCCAGTGCTGATCAATGCCGTCAAAGAACTGTCGGCAGAAAATACTGCACTCAAGGCTAGACTTGATGCTGCAGGCATCTGACCTCTCACTTTTACAGAACAATGCCCGACGAATCTCTAACTGCTGAAGAGATCCAGGCTCATTACGATGCCGCCTTGGATTCAGTCACGCTCATCACTGACCTGATGGCACTAGACAGCCGTGATGACGATCAAACTGCAACTGTTGCCCGCAACGTCGAGCACTTGCAGATCATGGTCGCCAAGCAAACAGATTGTTTTTGTGCTGGTGGTTGCTTGTCGTCTCTTGGCTAATGGCAATCGTCAGCACCGCCCATATCATGTATGGCGCTGGCTACTCACAAGCACAGCGTGATTTTCCTGCGCAACAGCAATGCAACGCCCTGACCCGATGATCGCCGCTAAGCCTGGTGCGGAAGACGTCCAGGCTATGGCGGCTAGAACGCTGTGGCTCGAAGAGCTGTACTTCCTTGATGGCCGCGACCAAGTATCACACCCTCAATATGGTCTGTTTACAGGTCTGGCTCTGAAATATCAGAACCTGACTTCAACTGACGGCATCTGATGGCTAAGTCACTTAGCGGACAAAATTTTGTCCCTAGCAAGCCGAAAAAGACACGTCAAGGG